AACTCTTCTACACGAAAGAAGAACTGCTCTTGCTTCATTCTGTCTGTCAGGTAGGGATGAACTGCATTCTTCAATGCACCTTTCTCTACACCAATAGCAATGGGCTGGTAATCGCGTACAGCTTGGAAGATTTTGTCGGCAGTCTTCTTAACATCCCATCGACCATAGATAATATTATCAACCCACCACCCATCAGGCCCAGCTTTGACAACAGATATGGACGTTGTATCCAATTTCTTCTGCTTAGACGTAGTAGCTTTCTCAATATCAGCAAAACCTGCGAGGTCAACAGAGATATAGTAGTCACCTTCATCGGGTTCTTCCGTATCAAAAGCAATCCAGTCTTCACTGAATATTGCTCCCCCTGCTGCCTCAAAGGATGCCAGAAATTCCTGACGAAATGCGAATGAAGACATGCTACCTTTAGCTGCTTCTATCTCTTCGGGGTCTAGTAAGTTATTATCATAAGACGTAAAGTGCCAACTATTAAAAGTAGGATCATCTCCTTGCCCGTGGCGGTATAGATCATAGAAATGGTTACGACCCATAGGAGTACCTATGAATATAGCACCACCTTTTTGGTCAGCTAGTGCTGGTCGTAGTATTTGTTCCCATACTTCTGGCTTCATGTCAGCATACTCGTCCATAACGAGAAACTTCAAGCTAACACCACGCATAGTCTCTGGTCTGTCAGCACCCTTGAGTGCAATCGTAGTACCATTGACTAGCTTAATCTGTAAGTTGTTTATGTGACTGCTCTTGATAACAGTATGGCCTAACTCCATAAGAGTTTCCCACATGATATCCCTTGCTTGTCCCTGAGTAGGGGCAACATAAAACACATGTCCCTTAGTTGCCTGTAAGCCCTCTATGATCAAGGCCCACGCTGCCAACCTACTCTTACCACAACGTCTACCTGCTGCTACTACTTTGAATCGCACAGGATCATTGAAGACTTCTTGTTGCCACTCTAGTAACTCAACTTTAAGATCAGCCATTTAAGCAAACATACTCTTAAAATCTTCAAACCAACCTTTACCTACTCGTAACTGTTGACCATCTTGTAGATTCCTACCCATAGATCCTCTAGTAATCTCTACTTCAGGATTTAATTCTTGCAATTCATCAAGAGACATTCCATTCTCATAGGCTATGTGACCAGCAAAACGATTCTGTCCTACTGTGTCAAAGCCTTGATTAGAATTTACGGAAGAACTATCATCATTAAGTTCTTTAACTCTTAACTGTTGTCCTAACTTCATCTCTGTACCTTGAGATCCACGGGTAATCTCTTGGTCAGGGTTTAATGTTTGTAGTTGTTCAAGCGTAAGATTATTATCTTTTGCTATTTGATAAGCAAATCGGTTAGGGCCAATTTCATCAAAGTCCCCACCTTGATCACTAAATATGCTCATAGCCATATCATAAAAATTATTAGTTTCTTCTGGAACTATTTCAGTTTCTATTGCTTGCTCAGTAACTGGCTTTTGCTGTTGTGCTACTTGAGCATTTCCAGCTAGGTTTCTAGCTATTGAATCAGAATACTTTGTACCCGCAGTTCCATTAGCGTCTTTACCTACTTTAGTATATCCAGATCGCATCCATATACTAGCACCACCTGCTCCTTGGTTATGAGCATAACCTAGAACTGATAACTGTTCTTGTGGAGATAGATCAGTATACTTATCAGGATCTTTTTTAGTCTTACTTTTCATGTAACCATGATTAGCTTTGGTGTATGCCCTGATTGCTTTTTCTTGTATCTCAGGATCAGCACGAAAAGCTGCACGACCAGCAGGAGTATTCTTTGCCCACAAAGGATGCCTACCATCTTTCTGATCCCCCCACCCAAGTATCCTAGCTGCATCTTGTTTAGCGAGGTAACTCATCTGATACTTACCATCGTAATGGTTGTTGGCTCCACCTATAGCTGCATAGGGATCCTTCTCACCACCACTCTCTATGAAAGCAACAGAGTCAAAATAGGTCTGTAAATCTAACTCATCAAACATCCTCATACTCCCCTTCAACGGCATCGTCATTGCCTGAGTTGCCCACGATTGTAGTATCACCACCAATACCAGTGATAGTAATAGAGACTGCATTCCTACCTCCAGTATCATTCTTCTTATCAAAATAAGAGACAGGTAACACTCTATCCATGCACATCTTTAGTGCTGCTGATTGAACAGGATGTCCATCTTCTAATGCTATTTGAATAACCTTAGAGATGACCTTATCACCACTCGTAGCTAACAACCTAGCCTTGAGTTCATTGATTCTCGCAGCATCCCCTTTGGGTCTACCGAGAGCATTCCTGTTTCCTTTCTTCTTGGCTGCAATGTCTGCTTTACGAGGACGCCCACGCTTCGCTTTAACAACAACCTTTGGATCAACAATCATTCATTATCCTTAACGTTTCCCTATACCCTTATAGCGTATGCGTTACTATTTAGTTCTATATAGCCTTTGAACAGAGTCATTGATCTTGTCGATTATAAGTATAAGGATTATAGATTACAATACTTTGTTTCTGTTCTGTCCTATATAGTCAGAGGACTATAGCATACTTTCTAGCAAAAGTCAAGAGTTATTTTAGTTATCTACCTTGGACTACATTGGCGGGACTCAGATGCTTTACATGGCCTCCGCAGTCCTCCTTTATCCACTCCCCAGAACATATTACTTAATGCTTATTAATCATAGTCTTAGTGATAGTAATTAATTAGTCAGATTCACTCTTTTTTGTATCTAAGCAGGTACCGCTACTATGATGCAAACTGATACATCCCCCCGTGGTATCATTTGAGGGTATCACTTTTATCACATTGATCTGATCAAACCTGCAAAGATGCAACTCTGTCTGTGTAGTCTGCAAAGTCGGCAAAGAGAATGCCTAAGTAGGTACCCATAGTATCATTTATATCACCTCCCCCTATCATATTTATCATCTAAGATTATCTTGCAAAGTGTCGCGTTTAGGTTGGTAGTGGTCGCACCTGAGACAATGGCCCCGAAATGGTCTGCTATAATAGCTTTATGGTTAGTTAAGTAAGTAGGTGTTACTTAGTTAAGGTGTGATAGCCTTATGCAAATAGCCTGTGCTCTTTAACAATTTGGAAAAAGTCATGTTTATTCAAGGGGTTAGTCCGTCTGTATTTTGGATTGATCTTAATGGGGAAGTGTGGCTAACGATAAAGAGTATAAAAAGTTTCCCAAGGAAATTATTCCGAAGGATAGAAAAATCAATTGACCTAATAAGGTAGAATAATTATGAAATCTTTAAACTTTAAAATTGAAATGGAAAAAATTGGTACCGCTCTAAATGAGCAAGGTATTAAGATTGACGCGACTAACGATAGTCGTAGGGTATTTGTTGTTAAGCTTCAAGATTCAGGTATCAATCTGGATAGTGTAGAGATGGCAGACAAACTAAAAACCCAGATCAAAGAAGTGTATAAAAATGGATCTGGAAAAAACGCGGACGAACAAGAAAAGAAGTCTATTCAAGCTATCCGCCAAGCTATATCATGCTTCAAGAAGTCACGTAAAGTGATAACAGAAAAAGCACCGAAGGGTGAAGTGTTAAGCCCGAACAATTACGATACCTATGCTGAATGGAGAAAAGAGGTCTACAACGAGACCCCACTCACGAAAATAGAACAGCTTCTCAAATGGTTGAAGGCTGACGATCCAGAAATCACAATAGCAGATCTGGAAAAGATCGTACTTGATAGCAAGGCATGTGGCGAAGAGGTTGCCGAAGCAATCGCCGAAGCTCTAAAAGAGAAGTGAGCAAACTCCCTAGGGACTAGAGATAGTTTCCTAGGGAAATCTTTTTCAAAGAATTTTTTTTCTTGTTTCAAATTTTTGTTGGTTGATGCAGCAAATATGCAGAGGTATTTATTATGAGTATTAAAAGTAAAAGTAAAATGACAGTTGAAGTATTATGTTTCGATAATTGTGCTGGACAGTTTATGCGTATTCCTTGGAATGCGTTTGGTATTTATGATTGGTATTCTATGGATGATGTAGGATCATGGATATTAATTACTGATGTGTTACATTTAGCTGAACTTGAAGCGCACTGGTATGATGCAAAGGGAGGATATTAATATGAAAAAGTTATCTAGGATCCCAAGACGTAACATCGTCAGGATATGTAATGAAACTGATCTGAAGAAGATTCACAAGTGGATGATTGTTTGGGGTATGATGTCAATGATCCAATACGGCAGTGAAGAGCATAATGACTGGATGATTCTTAATAGATTCCAACGGAGGTATTTGTAATGAAGTTCAAAGGCATTGTTGATGAGTATGAAGCGCGAGTGATGCCATTCATGGACATGGACGGAGTAGAAACGCCCAAGAATATGGATGAGTTACTTGCTATGGCAAGTCGTATGAGTGAGGAAGATGAGGCTCACTTCATGGCTGGTGTTATATGTACATGGAATTTATGCAGTACCATGATTGATGATCTAGTAGTGGAGGATTACGAATGAGTGCAATACGATTTTTTACTAAGCAAGAGTTTTTTAATAAACATGCACCCGACTTTAACTTTGAGAAGGATGCAGATGAGTTGATTGCCCAAGCAATCTTTGAAGGTTTTGTTAAATGTTCTACTGGTGATTGGTATTTTTACACGGAGGAGCAGGGAGAATGAAAGCGTATAAGATAATGAAAGTGTCTGACCAAGAGAACTCATGGAAAACTTTGTTTCATGGTGTTGATGGTGATCGTAATATACAATGTGATCGTTGGATGTGTGCTACTAATGATTGGGTTCGTGATGGATCTGGTGGCACATACTA